CATGATGAATTTTTCAATGAAGATATTCATCCTGAAGATATGGAGTTTGATATTAAATTTGTTGGAGATAGATTTCAACAATCCTTGCCACAAGAGCATTACAACACTCTCCTTAAGGTAGTATCTTCCCACAACAATGAGTCAAATATTCCTGGTAGGGAATTGAGATGGATCATTTTTGAAAAAAATACAAAAAAAGTTCTTGGATTTATTAGATTTGGTTCTCCAACGATCAATTCAAAACCTAGAAATGAGTGGTTAGGTAAAGCACCTGATCTTTCTATTTTTAATAGACATGCTGCGATGGGATTTGTAATTGTTCCATCTCAACCATTTGGATATAACTATCTTGGTGGAAAACTTTTAGCCCTAATGTGTTGCTCTCACTTTGCTCGTGAGACTCTTAACAAAGTATTTGAAAAAGACATTGCACTCTTTGAGACCACATCTTTGTATGGGTCAACGACAGATGCATCTCAATATGATGGATTAAAACCATTCATGAGATATAAAGGTTTGACTGAGAGTAAGTTCTTACCTCTCCTCCATGACGAAATCTTTCATAAACTTCACGATAGATTTACTTATCTGAATAATAATACACCTCTGACTGACAATAAAGCTTCATCTAAAAAAATGAAACGTCAGACAAAGATGATTTCGATTATCAGAAACTCCCTTCAAGATAAACAAAAACTAGATGAGTTTAATCTCGTTATAGATGCAGCATTTAATCTTACTCAGAAGAAGAGGTTCTATATTTCTGATTATGGGTATTCAAATGTTCGTGAAGTAATTCTTGGTGAGCAAAAAGAATTACTTCGTGGTCCTAATTGGGATAAGTTTTACTTGGAGAATATTATTTCTTGGTGGAAAAGAAAAGCGACCAAGAGATATGAAAAACTTAAAGAAGAAGATAGATTTCGAACAAAAGTCGAACTCTGGACAGATGAAGAAGAAATTCAAATTATTAGATAATGGAACTAAAAGACTGGTTAAACTCTATCAATTTTACAAAAGAAGATCTTTCTGCCGATATCAAAGATTATCCAGCATATATTGTGAATAAATGTCTGTCTGGGCAAATTGATGCTGTTCTATTTGCAAATGAAATGAATATGAATCATCATCTCGATAAAGATATGCAATATTCATTTTATCTAAATAGTCTAAGGAAACGGAAGAGATTTTCTCCCTGGCTCCGTAAAGATAAGGTTACAGACTTAGAATGTGTTAAATCATACTATGGTTATAGTAATGAAAAGGCATCTCAAGCACTGAAAATCTTAACAAAAGAACAACTAACTTTCATTAAAAAACGACTTGATATTGGAGGAAAAAAATGACTACTACGGTAGAACCTACTGTTGATTGGTCTCAGGACCAAATGGTAGAGGTGATTCTTAATGAACCTGATGATTTTCTGAAAGTTCGTGAAACTTTGACTCGTATTGGAGTTGCATCGAGAAAGGAGAAAAAGCTCTACCAATCTTGTCATATTTTGCATAAACAGGGGCGATACTACATCGTTCACTTTAAAGAACTGTTTGCTCTTGATGGCAAACATGCAAATCTTACTATTAATGATGTTCAGCGTCGCAATCGTATTGCACGTCTTCTCGCTGATTGGGGATTAATTACAGTGATTAATCCAGATTCAGTTTCTGATATTGCACCACTTAATCAAATTAAAGTTCTTTCTTACAAAGATAAAGGTGATTGGATTTTGGAGCAGAAATATAATATTGGTAAAAAGGGTAAAACTGTAGACGCTGAATAAATAATTCAGTGCCATTCGTGCGGCACTCTACAAAAGTCGGAACACCCTAAAAAGAGGTTGGGTTTTTACCCATCCTCTTTTTTTCGTTTCCTGTATAATTAGTAATGGATGCCGTAAGGGTCCAACAAAACACAAACTCGCTTTTAAAGGAGCTACTATAATGACTAACCTCACAAGGTATACTGCTGCGGATCTTCCAACACTTATGGAGAAGATTACTCGCAATAGTATTGGACTGGATGAATACTTTGATCGCTTATTTACAATTCACGAAACGACCTCCAACTATCCCCCATACAATCTGGTTCAAGTAAGTAATGTAGAATCAAGACTAGAACTTGCACTTGCTGGATTTAAAAAGAAAGAGGTTTTTGTTTACACTCAAGATGGTAAACTCTTTATTGAAGGTCAAAAAGAAGATAAGGAAACCGATACCAGGTATGTCCACAAAGGTTTGGCTCAACGCAGTTTTACACGTTCCTGGACACTCTCTGATGACACGGAAGTTAGATCAGTTGATTTTGAGGATGGGCTTCTGACTGTCACTCTTGGTAGAATTGTTCCTGATCACCATAAGAGGAAGGATTATCTCTAAATAAAAATAAAAATGAAATCCTTTCACCAATTTCTTGCCGAAATAAAAACTATTTCATATCCAGCAGCAAAAGCACACAAGGTTTATCGTAAGGGAAAAGTGACTAATATTGGTGCTGGAAGGGCAGTTCCTATTAATCCTGGAAGCGGTGCTGGTGATGGTGGAGGAGGTAACGGCGACTAAATATTTTTGAATATCGTCGGCGCGAGGAGCACCTGGCAAAATCCAGGTTGACTCCTCCTTTTTTTCTTGATATACTATATGGAGGTACGGATAATCTATGACTATTAAACTTTTACTTCTTAAATCTGGAGAAGACATTATTTCTGATATTAGTGAAATGGTTATTGGTGATGAAGAAAACAAAAGGGTTATTGGTTATTATCTAACAAAACCTTGTGTTGTTAAAGTTTTAAAACCAATTACTCAGATTGAAAGGGATGAGAATAATAAACCAGGAGTTCAAATCTCATTGTATCCTTGGATGCCTCTAACTACTGATGAAAAAATTCCCATCCCTTCTGATTGGATGGTTACAATGGTTGAACCAGTATTAAATCTTAAAGAAATGTATATTAAAGAAGTTATTGAATATGGAAAAGAAATTAACGAAAGTGTTAGCACTAATGAACAACTTGATTCTAATCAGTCAGATTGAAGAAGTAGGTGCTGATATTGGTGAACCAGATTGTAAATTAATTAATCCATTTGTGATTAGAAGTGATCAAACAATGGAACCATTTCTTTTTGGTTATACCAAACAAGATACATTTATGATGAGTTCGGATAAGATTATTACCCTTGCGGATCCAACTCCGACACTTCTTGAAAAATATGAGGACTTGATTAAAGAATGAATTTTTACACTAATGTTCAGTTGATTGGAAATCAAATTTTAGTTCGTGGCGTTGAAAATGGTAAGAGATTCGAAACTAGGGATGAGTTCTTTCCCACTCTTTATGTAAAAACTAAAAAGGAGTCCAAATATAGAACATTAAGTGGCGAAACAGTTGAACCTGTGAAACCAGGAACAGTTCGTGATTGTCGTGAATTTTATAGTAAATATGAAAATGTAGATGGATTTGAGATCTATGGAAATGATCGATACATCTATCAATATATTTCAGAAAAATATCCAGAGGATGAAATCAAGTTTGATATTAGTAAAATTAAACTTGTAACTCTGGACATTGAGGTTGCTTCTGAAGCAGGATTTCCTGATGTAGAATCTGCATCTGAAGAAATTCTATCCATTAGTATTCAAGACTATACTACCAAAAAAATTACTACTTGGGGAGTTAAACCATTTAATAATACTCGCAATGATGTAACTTATCATTATTGTCCATCTGAGTATGAACTTCTCAACCACTTTATTCATCATTGGATGGTTGATGTTCCCGATGTAATCACTGGGTGGAACATTCAGTTGTATGACGTTCCTTATATTTGCAAGCGTCTGAATCGTGTCCTTGGTGAAAAATTAATGAAACGTTTCTCAAACTGGGGACTTGTAACCGAAGGAGAAGTATTCATTAATGGACGCAAACACACCACATTTGATGTTGGTGGTCTGACTCAACTTGATTATTTGGATCTTTATAAGAAGTTTACTTATAAGATTCAAGAGTCATATCGTCTTGATTACATTGCTGAGGTTGAATTAGGGCAAAAGAAACTTGATCACTCCGAGTTTGATACCTTCAAAGATTTTTACACAAAGGGGTGGCAAAAATTTATTGAGTACAACATCATTGACGTAGAACTTGTTGACCGTTTGGAAGACAAGATGAAACTGATTGAACTTGCATTGACGATGGCATATGATGCTAAGGTGAACTACGCTGATGTGTTCTATCAAGTTCGTATGTGGGATAATATTATTTACACGTACCTTAAGAAGAGAAACATTGTTATTCCTCCTCGAAACAGAGTGCAGAAAGATGAGAAATATGCTGGTGCTTATGTAAAAGAACCTATCCCTGGAATGTATGATTGGGTGGTGAGTTTTGACTTGAACTCTCTATATCCACACCTGATTATGCAATACAATATTTCACCAGAAACTTTGGTGGAAGAAAAGCATCCTACAGTGAACGTCGATAAGATTCTGAATAAGGAACTTACGTTTGAAATGTATAAGGACTATGCAGTATGTGCTAATGGTGCAATGTATCGCAAAGATGTTCGTGGATTTCTTCCTGAGTTAATGGAGAAGATTTACAATGAACGTGTAATCTTCAAAAAGAAAATGCTTGCAGCAGAACAAGAATATGAGAAGACAAAAAACAAAGAATTAATCAAAGAGATTGCCCGCTGCAATAACATTCAGATGGCACGTAAGATCCAACTTAACTCTGCCTATGGTGCTATTGGTAATCAATATTTCCGTTATTACAAACTAGCAAATGCTGAGGCGATTACTTTTTCCGGACAAGTATCAATTCAGTGGATTATGAATAAGATGAATTCTTATTTAAATAAAGTTCTTAAAACTGAAGGTGAAGATTATGTCATTGCATCTGATACCGATTCTTTGTATATCAATATGGGTCCTCTGGTTGAAAGTGTATTCAAAGGCAGAGAGAAAACTACTCAAGGCATTGTTTCGTTCCTTGATAAGGTCTGTGACGTGGAATTTGAGAAGTATATTGAAAGTTCTTACCAAGAACTGGCTGACTATGTGAATGCATACGACCAGAAAATGTTTATGAAGCGTGAGTGTATTGCCGAACGTGGTATCTGGACTGCTAAGAAAAGGTACATTTTGAGTGTTTGGGATAGTGAAGGTGTTCGCTATGAAGAACCAAAACTTAAAATTAAAGGAATTGAAGCAATCAAATCCTCTACTCCTGCACCTTGTCGTAAAATGTTGAAAGAGTCATTTAACATTATGATGAGTGGTAGTGAGGATAATATGATTGAGTTTATTGAAAACTGTCGTAATAAGTTTAAAAAACTATCACCCGAAGAAATATCATTTCCACGTTCAGCATCTGATGTTCAGAAATATTCATCATCATCGGATCTTTATATTAAAGGAACTCCCATTCACGTTCGTGGGGCATTATTGTTTAATCATTATATAAAACAGAAAAAACTTACTGGTAAATATTCTCTCATTCAAAATGGTGAAAAGATTAAGTTTGTTTATCTAAAAAAACCAAATACAATTCATGAAAATGTAATCTCATTCATTCAGGAATTTCCCAAGGAACTCAATCTTGACAAATACATAGACTATGAACTACAATTTGAGAAAGCATTTCTAGAGCCTCTCAAGATTATTCTTGATACAATTGGATGGAATGTAGAGAAGACAGTAAACCTTGAATTATTTTTTGCCTAATGGACTTCTTAAAAGATATTGTAAAAGAGATTGGTGATGACTTTACTAAGTTAGCATCTGATATTGACGAGACTGAAACTTATGTTGATACGGGTTCATACATTTTTAATGCACTGGTTTCAGGTAGCATATTTGGCGGTGTATCTGGCAATAAGATTACTGCTATTGCTGGAGAGTCTTCTACTGGAAAGACTTTTTTCTCTCTCGCCGTGGTTAAGAACTTTCTTGATATTCATCCCGATGGTTACTGTCTCTACTTTGACACTGAGGCTGCTATCACTAAATCTCTAATTGAATCTCGTGGAATTGATACTACTCGTCTGGTTGTTGTTAACGTTGTTACTATTGAAGAGTTTCGTACAAAGGCACTCAAAGCAGTAGATATGTATTTGAAAGCACCAGTAGAAGATCGCAAACCTTGTATGTTTGTATTGGATTCTCTTGGTATGCTTTCTACAAGCAAAGAAATTAATGACGCATTAAATGAGAAGGAAGTTAGGGATATGACTAAATCCCAACTTATCAAAGGTGCGTTTAGAATGTTAACCCTTAAACTAGGTCAAGCAAATGTCCCGCTCATTGTCACAAATCATACATACGATGTCATCGGAGCTTACGTACCAACTAAAGAAATGGGAGGAGGTTCTGGACTCAAATACGCAGCAAGTACGATCATTTATCTCAGCAAAAAGAAAGAAAAGGATGGAACAGAAGTGGTCGGAAATATTATCAAGGCTAAGACTGCTAAATCGCGTTTGAGTAAGGAGAACAAAGATGTTGAAGTCCGTTTGTATTATGATGAGCGCGGCCTTGATCGTTACTATGGTCTTCTGGAACTTGGTGAGATTGGTGGACTCTGGAAGAATGTAGCAGGACGCTATGAGATTGATGGTAAAAAGATTTATGCTAAACAGATTCTAAAGGAACCTGAGGTCTACTTCACTGAAGAAGTGATGCAAAAGTTGGATGAAATCGCACGTAAGGAATTTAGTTATGGAGAAAGTTGAGTTTCTAATTCTTAGAAACCTATTGTACAATGAAAAATATACAAGAAAAGTAATACCTTTTATTAAATCTGAATATTTTGAAGACACGAATCAGAAGATTGTATTTGAGGAAATAATTTCTTTTGTTCAAGAATACAACCAACCAGCGACTAAAGAAGTTCTTTGTATTGAAGTGGAGAAACGTCATGATATTAATGACGAATCTTTTAAAAAAATTATTAATACTATTTCTTCTTTAGAAGATGTTCCCGCTGAATTTAACTGGTTAGTTGATACTACTGAAAAGTGGTGTCGTGATCGTGCCATTTATTTGGCACTGATGGAATCAATTCATATTGCTGATGGTAAAGATGAAAAGAAGAATCGTGACAGTATTCCTTCTATTCTTTCTGATGCTCTTGCTGTAAGTTTTGATACGCATATCGGGCACGATTACTTACAAGACTATGAACAAAGATACGAATCATATCACAAAAAGGAGGATAAAATTGAATTTGATCTTGAATACTTTAACAAAATCACGAAAGGTGGTCTCCCTAACAAAACTCTTAACATCGCTCTTGCTGGTACGGGTGTCGGGAAATCTCTATTC